AGGCTTGCAAACGGAGTCTAATCTCGAGCTTATCCGTGAGAGGCTCACACTAAAGCTTCCGACAGGACTACGGCATTCCTGGACAACTAACATAAACTTTACGCTTTAAAGGTGGGAGGCCCACACTGAAATCTAAAGATATCATAAAAAGCGGTAAATATTAGAATTACGTCGGCAGCGAATCGATAACCTAGGTAGGTGACCTACCCTTTACTGCATTGTGTTCACACCTAACAGGGTGTGCATGTTTCTATTAACATCACGTGCAGTGTGCCGTTCAGTGTCTTCGCTAGTGGTGGCAACATTTCCATCAAGGCCAAACAACCTTGAAGAAACATTGCTAAGAGCTGCTGCTTTCATCTGCGCAACAGCTTCGCGGGCTCTTTCAGGAGTTTTAGAGTTGACTTCGTAGAAGTCGAAAGCGTATCGAGCCAAACTCCTATCCCGTAGATTTCGAAGCAAACCATACCTCGGCATGTATGGTGCCTCTGCATTTCTCATTTCTATGTATGCCTCCGCTGCATCTGAGAAGTGATGCATTATTTGTCGCAGCGTTGGCTTTGCATTTTCGACTATTGGTTTCAAAGGATACTCGACCTGCTCATCTCCATCCATCATGAACCACACTCCATTGATATCAGGCGAAGTGCCATTTTCAATGCACCAAACCATGAAACCATTCATTACAACTCCCATCTGTTGCTCATTCAAATCATATTCTGTTCTAACTTGATTAAACCAGGAGGAAAATTGCTGATGAGACGCTCGTGTGTTATACAACTCAATTTGATCCGGCTTATATTCCAGCAAATGATCGATATCGAGTATGACTTTTCCTTTCACGCGTGGCAGTGACATCTTCTTTGTGATCTTCGAAAGACGCGGCACAATTTTCCCATGAGAACCAGCGTTCACATCCTTGTCCTTCGTGACAGCTGCTACTGTCTTCTCACCTGAGCCGGAGCCTGTAACATCCTTGTTTTTCCCTTTGTCATCCTCTTTGTCTTTCTTTGTGGCCCCAGCGTCTGCCGCAGTTGGCTGAGTGCCTGATTGGAGCATTACGGTGTCTCCTTGTTCAAAGAAGATATCTTGATGGAGGGCTTGTAGGTAGCGTGCCAATTCACTTGTTTCCGCTCCTTTGTCAGTATATAACTTGCGAAGTGCTGTCTCAGCTATGTATGGAGCTTTTCCGAGGGCAGCTAATTCTCGCACTTCCTCTTTCTCAACGAACCATAGGTAAAACTTTCTGATTTCTTGCAAAAGCTCGGTGTGCCCCCATGCCTCAATCATCGCAGCGCAAATAGCCTCTGTTCGGTGCATGATTTCTTTGCTTCTATCCCACTCTAGAATTGAAACAATTCTTTCTTTCTCGAGTTTTGGAATGTACATTCCATCAACTAACATTGCTTGGTGGGACATGAACCAAAGATCTTCTCTTTTGTGCGTGCGTTCTGAAAAATCATAATTCAGTCCGAGTTCGGAAAAAGAAGCTGACATGTTATCAAGTAAGCCGCTATCCTCATCTTTGACTGCAAGTATCAGATCATCTCCATTTGCAAAGAAGATAAGTCTATTCTCAATTTCCTCGCAATTCCAACCAAATTTCATGCACGCATAGTAAATAGAGATCACAACCATTAGTGTGTTATCCACCACTGTTGAGGGTTGCCCACTGTTGTTACCTCTAAATTTCTTGAAAATTGTTCCATCCGGAGCAAGAATTGGAGTGTACACAATCTCAGCATAAAGATTTTCAAGCATCTCTTGACCGACCCACCAATCCTCCATATAAAATGATCGGATTATAAGCACTGCATTCAGTAAGGCTGGGGTCAATGAACTGTCAAACTGTGATCCATCAGCATGACAATATAACCAACCATCAGGTAATGATCTCATCAATCTATCCCAACCACCATAAAATTTCGTCATGCCAACCGTCCATGGACACTTGAGGTTTTTGCTATAAAATTCATTATTGAAATCATCCACGCAAACTTTAGCTCCGAGCAATGTATCAATGGGCGCTGCTGTAAAAGTTCGTGTTTTGTTGGCCCTGACTTTCTCAAGCGGCCTGAGCTCGGCCTTTAAAGATCCATTCCACAGACCTTTGTAGCCATTAAACAACCTTTCACAACTCTGAAATAAAAGTCGCTCTCGATCAAAATCATCTAGCCCTTCAAAATACTCTTTCTTCTTTCCTCTATACTGGGCTCCAATTGCTGCTTTCATGTTCAAAGAGTTATAAATTTCCTCGGGGTCTGTAATGAATCGGCACTCATTGAATTCAAAGTCGCACATCATACGTATAACCCCATCAACTGCTTCCAAGAATTTATCGTGATCCAATTGATTAACAGTGACGGGTTTATTGTATTTGAAGAAATCCTTTTTAAAGGCCTCTTTGTTCAACTTGCTAGGCTGGTATTCTCCCATCAAGGGTCTGAAGTAAGCGCTCGCTTCTGCGTGAGTTTGCAAGTATTCTTCGAAGAAAGGACACTTGCCTTTTACAACATGTTTGGTGACTAGCGCTGATTGTGCAGTTCCAACAGCTCGAAGGTTCCCTTCACAGCTTTCGTAGACCCATCTTTCTCGCTTGCTCTGTGTTTCAACACCAGAAGTGAACAAATCCTTTACTAGATTTGAAATACGAAATTCAGGCCCTGGTTGTTCATCAACTAAGTTAAGCGTGCCCCACGCGATTTTACTAGGTTGCCATAGCCAATGTTGAGTCCATGTGAGATCGTCAAGCTTGCTCAAATGCGTGGCTATAAAATCATCAGTAAATGGGACAAAATAATTCTTGGATGAGACCGTGGAAGCCAAACCATGAACTCCAATTATCTTGCCATCCGTTGTTGAAACCATGGGTAATCCGCAATCCCCTTCGTTGGTCGAAATCCAGTGAATCCAATATGAGCCAGTTCCTTCAGGTATTGTCATGGAAGATTCTGAAACAGTGGAGCGGAGACTCTTCTCTTGAAAATTCGTTCCAACCAAACATGCTCGTTCCTCGCGCTTTGGTGCCCTAAAAGAAGCGTTGCTTTTAAACGGTGGAAAGTCCTTTGGCATACGCACTAAAACAACATCCTTTCCTTCTATGAAATGCACTTTGAGCGTTGTGGTATTTTTTACAGTGAATTCACCATGCCAAGACCTGACTAGAAGTGTGCCATTGTTTTTCCTGAAGAGGTGTCCATTAGTGATGATTATCGGCCCATAGCCAATACCATACATAGTCTCCTTGAGGCCATCAGAATCATTCGTTAATTGACAGACGATTGTTGAGATGCCATTATAATCGCGCACTCCTTTGTAGATGGATTTGCTCTCCAACTCGACATGTTCGTTTTTCTCTGGCACGTCTTTAAAAGAAACCTTGACTGGTGTGCCAGTTTGTCTCAGCTCATTTTCTCTCTCTGGGTATCCCGCAATGGCATTGGTGTTTTTGCACAGAAGCAATGGTACATGAGGAGTCAAATCAACTTTGAGTGCTTCTTCAGTGCCCTTGCCCATAAAATATGCCTGAATACCGGGTTTGTTGATAATAGACTGCCTTGAGATCAAATCATTCTCCAGAAATTTCTCTCTAATATTTCCAAACTCCTCCTGCACTAACGATATGTCTGTATGGGTGCTTTCGTCCAATGTATGGCCAGTGAGAGGGTCCACAAATCTGATGAAGCTGTAATTCTCAGGCTCCACACCATATAAATGCACAAAATTGCGAGTTTTCCGTCCCATTCCTTTTGTGCTGTTGTTTCCTTTGACCTTTCCTCTCTTCGTGTAAGCTTCGCCAAAAGTGCGCCCAATTGTGTCATCATCGCCAAAGATCTCACGTCCGACCTTCCTATCGTATGCATCCCTGAATTTCAACTTTTGAGATCGCCGTTTCTTGCTTTCAACGCGCACAGGTTCATTGATCTTTTTCGTGAAGTATTCCCACATGAACCATCCACCTCCTAAGAGTGTCATAATCGCCAATATCACATCGTTCGCAAATTTCCGTCCATCCCATTTACCGCGAAGTCCTAAGAAGTTGCTGACCTCTTGTTTACTTTGCAACACCACCGACTTAATAACTCCAATTCCTTCCAGATCGGACAGGTTGTTGATGTTCACATTTTTGCTATTGAACTCGAGCAGCTGGGCACGTGCTTGTTGAAGAATTGCAATGTTGTGCGCTGTGTAATCACGCATGTATCTCTTCCTAAAAGAATCAGCAATTCCAGCGAGGGAAAATGAATAACCCGTCACAGCTGAGCTAATCGTGTCGAAGTGATTCCGCTTCATCATTTCCTCGGCAAGCAGGTGGTCGATGATTGCAATGGTTCTGGGTAATGCTGCTGGGTCAGTGCTGAGTGTATAACTGACCTTAGTCGAACAAGCGCTTGAGAGCTTACCAAAAACCGCATCATTCTTGTTTTCTTGTATGCACTTCCAAATTTTCTCATAGACCTTGTCAGGCACTCCATTTGTGTAGAAAGGTATGCGTGTGCTCTCATGACATTGAACGTGCACTCCAATGCGTTCATACTCACTTTGATCCATCCATTGACTCACAAATTGGTGAGGTAATGCAACCTTGTTGAGCACCATTTCTGAATCCCTGAGTTTGAATTGTTTTAATTCTTCGTGTATCAATGGGTGCATACTGCCATCATGACGGATTAGATGAGTGGTGAAGAAAGGAGTTAGCTCGAAATTCAAAGCACATCTCATCTGCTTGACTGTGCACTTTCCGAGTATATTTGTGGAAACCCCATGCGTAGTGACTGGAAGCCCATAGGCAAACGATAGGGCTGCTGCTTCTGTGGCAATGAATTCAGGAATGCTCTCGATGCCTTTTTCTGTGTGCCCTATACGCAATGCCGTTCCAGGCTTAGATCTCCCCACTCTCCCTAGCCGCTGAATCCTTTCCCCATAACTAACTGATTTCTTGTTGTAGCGCACACACCGATTTTCGCTGTCTAATTCTGCGACCACTTTCAGTCCAAAATCAACAACACACTCAACATCCAACGTCACTCCATTTTCGATGATGTTTCTAGCTACTATGAAATGAGGCTTTTGGCTAGTTCCATGCGTTTCAATGGTAGTTTTCCCAAGTTGCATTGTTCGCCCATCTACCTTCGTCACTGAAAATTGTCGCTCAGTGAGTAACTTGGAAAGCATGTCCACTTCGTTGTAACTTGCAACATACACAAGTATGTTATTGCCATGCTGAACCATGTCAGCATTTGAACCGGTCTTCTGTGCGCCAACGAATGCATGGAATGAAAGGTGGTCCTCCGTTTTGACTTTAACCGCGAATTGCGTATCGAAATCACACTCTCTCCCTGGCGGCGTTGCAGACACTTTAATCAATTTGCCAGCAAAGTTATACTCCTTAAGCGCACAATTGAAAGCTATAGTCGCACTGTCCGTGACATGGCACTCGTCTATTATAACAAAGTCAAATTCCATTAATTGATGTGGATTGTTAACATAATAGTGAAAAGCAAATCCACTCGTCATCACTGTAATGTTACTTGAACCAAAGCAATTTAGCCCTCTCATTCTGAGTGTGACGTTTTGGAAAAAAGGATCGCCTGCCAACTGTCTACTGACATTCTCCGCCAAGGGGCGTGTAGGTTCAAGTAACAGTACCTTACCCTTCTTGGCAAGATGTGCGGGCAAGCTCGTTGATTTTCCAGAACCCACTGCTCCTCTGACTAAAAACTCTCCTTCACTTGATGATGCTATTTCATTGGCCACAAAAGCTGCAGTGTTTCTGGTAAATTCGAGGAATTTACCTGTGGTCCTGTAATGTGGAACTGTGCGATTTTGCTGCAGCTGCCGATTCCACCAATCATCAAAATGAACATCAAACGTTGTCGACGACTGAGCCTCATTCGTGTTAATATCAAAGTCAATTGTGAGTCTCTTATCGTCCTCCAAGCTCTCAATATCTTCAAGTCCTTGAAGTCGGACCGTTTCTCCAACCGTGCCAAAAACTGTTTTGAGCTTTGTCAAAATCTTGAAAATGGCGTCGCTTCTTTCGGCGTCAAAGCACATAGTGAGCAGCGCCAATACAGCTATAATCTTCTCGAACTGAATCTGAACCGCTGACTTGGCCTGTGTTGCTACAACCTCTGCACCAGCCATGTATAAGAGGGTTTCCTCAAGATCTGGTCTCACATTGCGAACATGCTCAAGAAAGTCGTTGTATATGGGCGCTTCATCCTGCTTCTTACTGAAAATGTGGTACATGTGCATTAACGTCCTTTCATTTTCATCAGCCTTATTTGCCATCGCTCTCTCTTTTTCTTCCCTTGTCGCCGCTATCATGTTGCGTACAGTATTAGACATTTGTAATACCAAGGAGAATACCAAACACACGTTCACAAGGTATATAATGTCGCTGTAGCATCGCGCAAAAATCTTGAAACCACAAGAGAAAAAGAACTTACAAGTACCAACGAGAGCCTCATTTAGCTTGCGCACGCCTGCATCGCGAATGCTCTTCGCATGTACTCGGGTCGTGATAAAGCACTCGTGAACAAATTGTAGCGAAGATGTGCGCTTTCCTTCTTTTGCTCGCTGGATTAAATTTCTTTCCGTAAAAATCGAGAATTGCTTCAATCGCACGGTTACACAAGATTTTTCCAGCAAGCTTAGCTCTTGCCATGCATTGTGCAATTGCTTTGCATACATTTTTTCTCTCATATCAAACAACGTTTGCTGCAAATCTGGATAGCCATTGGTTTTAAGTTCCTTGTTTGAAAACTCACGCTCTACTTGTATCGTTAGTAAATCCAGCGCAGGTACATACGCTCTTTGATTATCTTGACAACCCTTCATGATTTCAAGTAAATGTGGTGAAGCTTCGCTTATCAAATCGAGCTGATCCACAAGAACTTCAGCCAGAGCAACCTTCCGTGTGAGCTGTTCCAATATGACGAAAATCTTTCCAATTTCATGATCTCTCTTAATCCATATTTCAATACCTCGCTCAAAATGACGCATCCTATACATGTGTACAAGAATGGTAGGTGAGATCATGCCAAGCAATAATATGTATGGATCATCGTGCAGGAGCTGCATCATAAGTTTTGGTTTGAAGATTCCTTTAATCAACTGCTCCTCAAGTTTGATGCGCTGTGTTGGTGTTCCGCCAACTCTGTAATGCTTCATCTCGCTCTGTAGATCATTTGAGGCGAATTGAATTAAATGATTGACAGTTCCGGCCTTGAGCACGTGATAACCAACAGTTAATGATCCATATGAATCAATGACATGCATGGTTTGCGTACGGTGATCAACAAGAATCCTAGGTAATTCAGCACATCGTGTTTCAGGATGGAATACACCTAGAATGTATGCTGCAGTTGCAACATCCATCAACGAAGGCCATTGCCCAAGCATAGGGATCAAAACATCACGAATCATTTTAGTGAAATCCTTTGCCTCGTTCTCGTTAACATTCACAAGCATTGCGAGGAAAATGTTAAGATAGCAATAACCTTCCTTTGCTATATACATGCGTTCTGCCTCAGATGCTGGTAAATCAATGTACTTTGGATCACCAGAAGCTCCTATAACTAGGTGCCTCTTCGTTGGGCTCTTAAGTTCTGAGTACATCGGGGTTCCATCATCCATCGTTACGCAGCAGCATGAGTGTATATAATTTCCATTCTGTTTGGAGACACATGCTGATGTGAGCGGCTTCTTCTCAATACTCTCTCCAAGAAGTGCAGTGCGTGCCCTATCCAAGTTGAGTGGTACAATCAAAGAGCCTATGGCCAACTTACGAGTACCATTTGGAAAGTTTCGCACTACGTATTTCGTATATCCTTCACTTGGTATTACTTCCTCAAAGAAGTTCTTGAATAATCGCTTGGAATGATACCCTCTTTCCCCCCAGACAAAATTTCCATTCTTGTCCAATTGGTTATCACATAAAAGGCTAGGATTTATCATAGCCTTGCTAGAGCGCTTGTTTCTGAACATCTTCAACGCTTCTTCACCAGTCAGGTGCATGTGGTTCCTAAACCACTGAGTCATTTCTAGAAGCTGTTTCAAAGCCAAGTCCAATTCGTCTTGCGTAACCAATGAACCTTTCATGAGCGCCTTGTTGATATCTTGTATTTGCTTCATGTGAGTGCTTGTATGGTTCTGAACTAACTTCATGACTTCAGATGAGAGCTTGAGATTCTGAGTTGCCTGTGTTGCCACTTTAATTAATTTGAAAATATTGTCGTACTGAGAGCCCTCCTTGAAATTATCCCATTCATCTTTATGAATAGTAAAGTTTGCATTCAAAGAATCTTTAAATTCCTCAAAGCTAACTCTACTAAGTTTTTCTCTGCATGTTTGGCACGATAGTTTCACTACTGGGAATAGAGCCTGACAAAAGGTTGCTGCTAACTCACCACATTCCTCGTTGTTGTAGTCAACTTTGCACACATGATCTGGGCTGGGCCTAAGCTTGTCAAACATTCGTCGCCATCCTTGGAAGAACTGAACTTCCGGTTGCGACGAATAGTGGTCAACTTCGCTATAAAACAACACCGGTTCCAGCGCGTTCACAATCCCGTCGTCGTCTCTACCTCGAATCACCAAATGTGGCAATCTTGAATATCTTTTAGTCAATGTATGATTAGTGCCTAACACCCACCCACTACAGCCTGGTTTAATATCTTCCTCACGAATTCGCTCTGTATGGGTGACCTGACAAATGGCTTTTAGAATCCATTTAAATTGCTCATACGACATCTCAGTATGCCGCATTCGTCCTTCTTCATGCGCAACTGACACTTTTCCAACAAAATATCCCCTAAACCTCTTGAAGGTGAGTGTATGTCTCGCCTTCTTGTTGCCAATCATCTCAACGGGGATATTTTTATTGCGCGCAATTTTCAGAACACGTGTGCACAAACTATTAAGTGGTGCTAGCACAGTTTGCTTTTGCACCACTTTCTTTCTTTCCTTCTTGTATGTGCGCTTGTAAAACGGTGATCGCAAGCTCACATCAACGTTGTGAGTCACTTCAGGTGGAAGAACACGTGCTATATTTGTGATCGAATCGTCATAATTTCCTTCGAGGAAAACAGCCTCTTCCTTGCGTGCTGCCTCATCCTGCTCAATACGGGCGAAAACCCGCTGCTTATTCGGCTTGCGGAGGACTATCCTCCCACTCGGACCCTTTTTCACCTTGCTCATCTCGTTTCGAGTGAGCCTAAACTTCATCTCGTCAGTGCTGAAGAAGTTGTTCAGAATGTCAATGCTTTTGTTTGATTGCATCAACTTCTTGGACTCATGCCTGTAGTATGTGTGCGTCTTCAATGGTGGTGGGCATGTTGCCATGTGGCCAGGTGCCACTATATTAACCCGGTTGCTCGCTTGGGTGTTTGCATACTGCGCAGGTTGTGCGATAGGTACGGAGATTGAACCAATCATAACTGAGGCCATTGTTGTGTCTAAAATAAACAAAGTGATTGCAGAAATTCTTGATGCTGTGCGAATTATAGATTGCTTGTTTGTAAACACGGTTTAGAAATCGTCTGCTTGTTCGTTGATTTCTGTAGTCTTTGTGATTTGTTTTAATTT